CTATCGTCTGTGGGGTGTACTGACTCGTTAAGACGACACCCTCTCTGACAGCTATAGCTGGCATTTCAAGGTTAGCAGCCTCTTCAAACTCCTGGAGCCTATCTCTAAGCTCGTTGATCTCTGACAGTGTATCCGGCGTAGGCTCCGCGTGAGCCACTAAGTCTAAGATCTCCTGCACTGCCGGTACGTCTACGTCCTGCTCATCTGGTATCTGAACTGAGACCGGATCAGATGACGTAGCGTCCCATGTAGGAACGTCTTCGACAACGCTGACGGTTGTATCAAGCTGAGCGAACCAGTCCTTCCACTTAGTACTCAAGATCGGGAGCTTAGTGGAGGGGTCCAGGACAATTCGCCCATCAGACCCGATCCTGAACATATACTCCCTTTGCGGGTATTTCTGTATCGCCACTATGCTTCTCCTGATACGTCTACAAAACAATCCAAGAGCACGACCTTAACTGGGTCGGTTCCGGACAGTTCGAGCGTGGGCTTCCTCCCTTGAACGCACCTGTTAATGTACGCTCTCATGGAGAACTCGCCCTGCTTACCCATTGTCATGTACCGCTCACTGCCCCATGTGTGCCCACCGTCTTTACTAAAGCGTATCATCAGTTGTGGGGATGAGCCTTGACCTACTTGCAGCCCGACACCAGCTTCGAGGAGGATCTCAAGAAACGAGACCTCAACCCATGTGTTACCGTTCTCTAAGTACGGAGGAGTCCGTACCCACCTGATAGCACTACCATCGTCATCAAAGAGCGAAAGTGACTGCTCGTAGATCTTACCATTATCGTAGTCTCCTACCAGATGCTTACCAAAAGCGAAGCAGTGGCACTGACCACGGTGGCGAGTAGATACACCAAGCGCTGAGTCCCAGTAGCTTATCTGAAACCACCCAGACGAGTCACCCATGGAGCTGTCATACACCCATGTCTTCTCAGCGGAGGGGAACGTGACAACCCAGAAGGCGTGACCTGCCTCCTGGTACGTCCAGCTTACGGCATCGTCAATGCGGCCATACTGAGACCACTGGTACTCTACCGCGTGGTTTGAGATGCGTACCGGAGTGTATCCAGCCATTCGCCACGCGACTCCTTGTCCGCGTTCATCAGAGCCTAAGAAGAAGATCGTGTTATCAAGTCTACTCGCTGCGAACTCGGCAGCAGACCCTTGTTCAATGGGGGCATCTGTCCTGCGCTGGAACGGGAAGTCAACGTCACCTGAGTTGTACCAGACCTCACCTTTCTTACCGAAGAGGAAGATGTCGTTGTGGTCGATGATCATAGTACGGATATTCTCCGCGCTACTTTCTTTCACACCGAAGTCAAGCGCGTTCCACGATAGACCGTCCGTGACCGCTGAGATGTAGACCTTACGACTGACCGGCTCGACTATGATGAAGTAGTTATCTAAAAATCCTCCGCACGTAGCTCCTGGAAATGCCCCCCCGATCTGAGAGAACACGCCAGATGTGAGATTGTAGATGTACCCATTGAGTCCACTTACGATGAATAGCTGCTCACCATTTGCGTCCAAGGTCGCCATTCTACCATCGTCCACCACAGCGCCAAGTAGTGTTGAGGTGTAATCAGAGAACAGCTCATACACTGAAGATCCAACAACAGCGAAGCACCGACCATTAAACTCAAGTAGCGCTCGAATGGCAGCACCAGCACCGAAGGAGAACCGAGACTTGAGTCCTGGGCGTTTATACAACATCCAGCGTTTTTTGTTTGGGATGAACTCTGGAATAAGATTGTCGCAGCGGTCATACGAAGCTGATATGCTAATCGCCTGATACGCTGGCCCACAGAAGTTAGGCCATTGCATTATCGGTATGGTCCTTTGATGTAGTTAAACCTTCCAGACTTGTTGCTTCCTGTAATAGCGGGGTCATACTTGATATGCCCTGGAGCTGTGTTAAGCTCAGACACTCTCCGAGTCGCGTTTATAAGCTCTCGGTTCTGTGATTCACTGAACTGCTTCCTGAATGGGCCACATAACCTACTTGCGAGCAGGTAGTGCCAGAAGTCTTCATACCCTTCAGGGAACACTACTTCGTCTGCTATAGTTGCGAACTTAGTAGCTGTCTGCCAAGTCCACAGCTCTACGGTATAGGCTGAGTTCGGCATTGGAAAGAAGTACAGCGTTGATAGAGGGTTCGCCCCATCGTTGTAATACTCGTAAGGTATCGCTGAGATCCCAGGAACTAACTTGCTCGCCCACTCCTGATCGTTGAGTGCCTGTAGTGGAGGCTGTCTCACTACGTTCGGGGAGGGTGTGTACTGTAAGATTATGTTGTTAATCTTAATGGGGCGGGGCAGAGCAATATCCGCTGTGAGGATACCTGCTGGATCTATGCCCCACGTATAAGACTGCTTATTAGCGGTCAGTGTGAAGAGATCCATCTGTATCGTATAGATACTGGACTTTGTGATGTTACTGGAAGAGATCAGGCGATTAAACGCCTTGAAGCCTGTATCCATGTCCTCGGAAGAGGGTGTTTCACCTGGGTACACGACTCTAATCTCTTCGAGCGCTGCTGTGATTATTTCACTTTCTAAAGGACTTGCCATTTATCTCCCCACTCCCATTAATCCTCTGCGAGATGGTAAGGCTGTTGATGCTGCTGCCGTTGTGAAACTAAAGTCGGTTGCATAGTCGCTGTCTTCGGTTGTACTACCATCCCCTTTAGCGATTGCACTCCAGAAGTATTCTGTAGAGTTCGCAAGTGCGGACCCTAAGACCGTTGCAGCGCTGATGCTCGTCGTGTTCGCTGCTTGCTGGCTTGAGTATGAGTAGCTACCACCACTTGCTTTGATCCGGAAGATGATCCCCGCCTCATTGGGCGAAGTGTTCGTGTCACTGATCGTGAGACTCGTACCTACACTCACACCCGTTGCTGTGTCAGCCGGGGTTAAAAGAGTTGGGGCGTTGAGGGGGGTGGCTGCTGAATCAAATAACGTGGCAAGATAGTTTGAGATATCCGAGGCGGTGATAGTGCGATTAGACCACAGTAAAACTGTTTCTAATTCTATGGTATCATCATTACCTGCCGTAAATCTATCCATGGTTTGAGCGCCAGTCCAGTCAGCCCCCGTAGTCCCCGGCATACTCTCCGCCGATCCATCAAGTACAAAAGCAACTGCGTTGCCACTTGCTGCGGGAATGTTTATGATTATTTCGTGTGTAGTTCCACCCATCGACGATCCACCAGAATTATCGTATACCCACGACCCATCCCGAACTCTTAATGTGGTCGAGTCACGATAAGCACCCCCAAGGGTTATAAACGTATTCCCGCCATCTTGATAAAATCTCGTTTGTGGGGGGTTGTTGTACGCAGGATTGGTTAACATCTTCATCTTGATATAGATAGAAACTGGTCCTGTAGGGGTTGCGCTCATTGTTAGCACTTGCCCGTTCATCACGAAAGCATTACCGTTTTTTGTGGGTGTAGCATCCCAAGACGTAGATCCACTTTTGAGATCTTTGGCTGATGATTGACCATCAAGCGCGAACAGTAAGCCGGTGTAAAGGTTGTTTCCGGTATCAAGCGTCCTATCTGTAGCAAAACAACTGGATGCAATAAACACAAACAACATCAGAACCACAATTTTTTTCATTTTCCTACCTATGTGTGAATACATGGATAACAGGCAAATCCCCTTCGACTGTATCCTCTGAGAGGTATATTTTTTTTGATGTTGGATCATACGCAGCCCCGTTGTATGTTGGTTGGCATTTTGTGCTTATAGTGGTAGGGTGCCAGTGAGCATACGGCAGCACATCCCAGGGGTTTATGGTCCCATCCTTTGCCTTTTTTAAATCATTCGCATCATAAGCCCATACCATAGGGATATAGGGATAGGCGTGTTGTGATTTGTCGTTACTACAAGGATCATAACAATAAATAACTGGCTCCTGCCCAGGAACTTCTGTATGGTCGAGTGCTTGATTATTAGTGCCTTGGCCATAACAATATGTCCCGTTTCCATGCCTCCCAAAAAACAGAACAGTATCGGACCCTTCCACAAATACCGCCCCATTAATTGCGTCCGTAGCTGATATTAAATCGGTCACTTCATCATAATCCCCAAGCGTCCAGTGACCGCTAGGATACCGTACTAATGGATAAGCAGGAGCGGGGATTGTATTTCCCAAGTCTGTAGGCGTGAAAGCGGACATTGCGGGGCCGTTGCTTGTGCGTCCAATAATCGAAACCGCTCCGGTCTGTCCAGTAAACGATGTCCCCCCTAATGCCGCCTGCCACGCAGTAGGTATGGTCCCCATATACCCAGCCACCATCCCTGATTGCGTATCCGATCCAACCTTATACGGACCCGCCGCATTAGGTAAATTCGAAAAATCCATTCCAGATTTGAAATGGGATAACGTCTGCGTCCCTCCC